CCGGAAGATGAAACTCGTCATCTCCGGATTAGGGGCATCATGAAGCAGGTTGTACAATGGATGGTTGATGGCTTTCTCCTTGCCGCCATCTGGTGTATACCGGTATAGATTAAGTGGCAGTCCGGCGATAGCTTCGGACAGCACCCGGACGCAGGCATAGACCGCCGTTGTCTGCATGGCGGTTCGTTCGGTCACCACGTTTCCAGAGGAGGTCGGGCCGAACAGGAATGTAAAGGCTGTAGACAGGTAGTTCTTCGGCTTGTCGCGCGAACGAAATAGGCCAGATAATATATGCAATGGTATCACCTCCAAAAAAATTGCAAAGAGTATTTACAACTGAATTCGGATGCTTTACAATAAAAGCATCCAATATTGGTTACTATAAATTTATAAGGAGAAAACAAAAATGAAATCAACCTATCAAACTTTTCTTGACGAAAATCCGAAATGCGGGAAAGACCTTATTTCAAATCAACATGCTCAAGCAACATTCCGTTTGTTGTCGTCCGATAGAAACATTATCGCAATGATCGATGCTTCCGAAGCAGGGAGACCAGCTATTGAAGCAACATACTCAGTTGTAGAAGATTATTACGACAGAAACAAAGCATCTGATTTCGACTTAACTAATGACCAGCGCAGAACAGTTGTGGGATGTATGATTAAAACAATACTCGCCCCGTTCGGATACGTACCCGTTGAACCAAAGACAAAGACACAAAAAGAATTGTCGAGGTCTTCCAGAGCTAAGTATTTCAAGAGCGGAAGTTGCTATTACTTTGATTCTGCAGCACCCGCAACCATGCAGATTTGCCGAGCGGTTATGGAAATTTCACAAGACCAATAAGCCACGTTTGTCATATACACTTTCACTCGTATCATTTCCACAGCGAATTGCGCGGTCTAGCGCCATTATCGTAGCGACTACGCCGTCTATCTTCTCTGTGGATTTTTCTTTATCAGGCTTGATATTGCCCGCAGGATCGGATTTGATGAAGATATTGTCCATCATCCAGCGCAGTACCGGCTGCCCGTCGTGGGCGATCTTCTTTTCCAGCGTCAGCTTCATCAGTTCCTTGGTAGGAGGGCTCATATCCTTGAATCCCTGCCCGAACGGGACGACGGTAAATCCCATGCCCTCGAGGTTCTGCACCATCTGCACCGCACCCCAGCGGTCAAAGGCGATCTCCCGGATGTTGTACTGCTCGCCCATGGTTTCGATGAACTTTTCGATGTAGCCGTAATGGACGACGTTCCCTTCCGTCGTGTGCAGGAATCCCTGCTTCTGCCATACGTCATAAGGGACATGATCCCGCCGGACACGCAGTGATACGTTTTCCTCCGGTATCCAGAAATAGGGCAGCACAACATAGTTGTCTGCTTCATCCTGCGGCGGAAACACCAGCACAAAAGCCGTAATATCCGTCGTGGAGGATAAGTCCAGGCCGCCGTAGCAGACGCGTCCTTTTAACTCATCCGGCTGTACGGGAAACGCGCAGGCGTCCCATTTGTCCATCGGCATCCAGCGGATCGCCTGCTTGACCCATTGGTTCAAACGAAGCTGCCGGAAGGCGTTCTCCTCGGCAGGATTCTGTCTGGCGGATTCGCAGGCCGCCTTGACCTTGTCCATGCCGACCGTAATGCCGAGCGAGGGATTGGCCTTCTTCCACACTTTGACATCCGTCCAGTCGTCCGTATCCTTGGCACCGTATATCACAGGATAGAAGGTGGCATCAATCTTACGGCCTGCGATAATATCCAGTGCCTTTTGGTGGGTTTCATAGCAGATGGAATGGGTATCCGTCCCGGCTGTGGTAATGAGAAAGTACAACGGCTGCGTTCGGGCATCGCCGGAACCTTTGGTCATGACATCAAACAACTTCCGGTTCGGCTGCGTGTGCAGCTCATCGAAGATCACACCGCTTACGTTAAAACCGTGCTTGCTGTAGGCATCGGCGGATAATACCTGATAAAAACTGTGCGTGGGAAGGTAGATGATCCGCTTCTGCGAGGCCAGGAGCTTCACCCGCTTGGATAAGGCCGGACACATCCGCACCATATCCGCCGCCACCTCAAAGACAATGGATGCCTGCTGGCGGTCGGCGGCGCAGCCATACACCTCGGCCCGTTGTTCCCCGTCGCCGCAGCATAAGAGGAGTGCTACCGCTGCCGCCAATTCCGACTTGCCCTGCTTCTTGGGAATCTCGATGTAGGCGGTATTAAACTGTCGGTAGCCGTTCGGCTTTAAGATGCCGAACACATCACGGATGATCTGTTCCTGCCAGTCGATCAGTTCGAACGGCTTCCCAGCCCAGGTTCCCTTGGTGTGGCAGAGGCATTCGATAAAGGAAACGGCATAGTCCGCCATGGTCTTGTTGTATTTGGAATCTTTGGCCTTGAATTTCGTGGATCGATAGCGTTTCAGCGTTCGCAAGCAGCGTCACCTCCTTTGCGGCAGCAAAAAAGACCGCCGAAGTGGGCAGTCTTGGTATATAAATATGATATTGTGTGATTATTTCTTCCTGATTTTATTCGGATATCTCATCATGAGGTTGTTCCTTTCTGCCATTTTTAAAAGCTGATGAACCGGAAAGGTGCTGCAGAAGCAGCTTCCGTTCGTCCTTGTATTCTTTGCCGATGAAGCCAAGCCGTAGCAGAAAGCAGCGGAAATCGTATTTCTCGTTGATTGATGGGTGTTCCGTTGCCAGTACCCGTTTCTGTTTCTTTGCCAGATGGCAGAGAGCCGTAATGAAATGGGTGTAGGCTTTAACCGTATCGGCATCTGGGCAGCCGGTAAACCAGGGGAATAACACTTTATCCTCCGTTACCTGCATGCGCAGCACATCGATTTGGAAAACTTTTAACATAATATTACTCTTGGCCCGAATCAATTTCTCCAGATTTTCCAGTGCCGTATCAGTGAAGAAAGAACGCGGCATGGCAATCACCAAACCATTGTCCTGTTCAGATTCCGAATCGTCAGGTTCTTTTTCTGTTGGTGTTTGTGCATGGAATCCCATGCTGTCGAGTTTCTCGAGTAAATCTTTAGTTTCTGTACCGTCATCAAAATTAAGGTTGCCGTCGCGGTCGACCGTAAAACAATCAATCTCGTAGGCATAGCTTGGAATCCCCTGATACACTTTGGCAGCTCCGGTAATGGTGCTGATGGCATCGGCCAGTTCCTTGCGTGTTTTTCCCTGTGCATGGTACATAATCTTCATGGTAGTAAACCCCTTTCGTTTTTTTGTCATGTACATATATCACTCTAACCGGAAACTATAGCAAGGGGTTTGTACCACAAATTACACGTATTATTCTTGTGCTGTCGCCATTTTACCGAGAAGCTTTCCAGTCAGCCACAGGCCGCCATCAATCAGCGTCGGCAGGAAGCATTGATCGCGGAACTTATTCCAACCGGTTTCCTTACCGGCAGATTCCTGCAAGGCTGCTGTGTAGGCATCCGCTACTTCCTTGGCTGCCGGAAGCACCGTCGTATTCAGCCAGGAAATGGTAGCATTTTTGGCATCCTCCTGCACCGAATCTAAAATATGTTCCTTTAGTTCGTTTTTAATCGTTTCGATATCCATTTTTTCTATCTCCCTTCAAAATCTGTCACGCCGCGGGCAATGGCCCGGGCGAAATCATCCGCGTTATTTGTGAGCAGCGCGGCATCATCCTTGTTATCAATAAAAGCTGTTTCCACCAGAACGGCGGGCATTGTGGTATCCTTCAGCACAATCAAGTTGGGTCGTTCCTTCAGGCCGCGATCCACTGTGCCGAGACTCTGCACGATCTGCGACTGAATGCAGGCGGCAAGCTGCGGAAATTGACCGCTGTCGTTGGCATACACCAGCGTTTCTGTACCGCGGGCGCAGCCGCTGTCGGAGTTGCAATGCAAACTGACGAACACATCGGCGGGCCATGCATTTGCCGTATCCACCACGCAGGGCAGCTCCGGTGTTTCCCCGGCCAGATTATCGCTTTGCAGGAGCTGCACCTCGCAGCCTGCCGTCTCCAGATATCCCTTCACTAATTCTCCAATCGTAGCAGCCACATCACATTCCCGCAGTCCGGTGTTGGGATTCACCGCACCGCTGTCCCGTTCCCGGTCGTGTCCGGGGTTGATAAATACACGCATCATGTTGCCTCCACTTCAGTATAGGTATAGGTCTTTCCATTCCGTGTCACGGTTACCTGTTCGCTTGAGCCGACCTGCTCGATATACCGCTTCACAATCACATCGCAAAACTTTTCATCCAGCTCTACCATATAGCAGCGTCGCTTCGTCTGCTCACAGGCCAGCAGCGTCGAGCCGCTGCCGCCGAACGGATCCAGTACGGTGCAGCCGGTCATGCTGGAATTTAAAATAGGATAGGCTAAAAGCGGTATCGGCTTCATGGTGGGATGGTCCGTATTCTTCTTCGGTTTATCGAACTCCCAGATAGTAGACTCCTTCCGTCCGGTGTACCACTCGTGCTTTCCTTTCTTCTTCCAGCCGTACAGCACCGGCTCGTGCTGCCACTGGTATGGCGAGCGTCCCAGCACCAGCGACTGCTTCTTCCAAATGCAGCATCCGGATAAATAAAAACCGGCATCCGAGAAGGCTTTTCTGAAGTTAAGTCCTTCGGTGTCGGCATGAAACACATAGATGCTGGCATCTTCTGCCATGACGGTGTGCATACAGGTGAATGCATCATATAAGAATTGGTAGAATTTGTCGTCCTGCAGATGGTCGTTCTTGATTTTTCCGGCCCGACCTTTGTAGTTGACGTTGTACGGCGGATCGGTGACCACCAGATTGACCGGCGTTCCCTGCAGCAATCGCTGGTATGTTTCCGGCTGGGTGCTGTCGCCGCAGAGCAATCGGTGTGTCCCCAACTGCCATACATCACCTGCCTTGGAAAATACCGGTTTTTGAAGTTCGGCATCCACATCAAAGTCATCATCATGTACACCATCCTTCATATCGGCCTTGAACAGATCATCCAGTTCCGCCGGATCAAACCCGGTAAGCGATACATCAAAGTCGCTGCCCTGCAGATCGGTAATAAGCAGTGCTAATTTATCCGTATCCCAGTCGCCGCTGATTTTATTGAGGGCGATGTTTAAGGCTTTCTCTTTTTCGGTATCCATGTCAATTACAACGCAGTCGATTTCCGAGATGCCTTCCTGCTGGAGCACCTTTAGGCGCTGGTGGCCGCCGACGACATTGCCGGTGCACTTGTTCCAGATGACCGGT